AACAGCATCGTTGAGTGGTAATGTTATCAGTCAGGCAAATTATCATCACGGTGATGCCAGTCTTAATGAAGCAATCACTAAAATGGTTCAACCATTTATTAACAATGTTCCACTACTTGCTGGTGAGGGTTCATTTGGTAGTCGTCTTGTTCCCGAAGCTGCTGCAGCACGTTACACGTATGTGAGGACTCATAAGAACTTTGAGAATTATTTCGCAGATACTATGGTTGCAAACCAATCTGCCGATCCAGAAGATCCAGAACCTGCTTTTTACCTGCCAATAATCCCTTGGGTATTAGTTAATGGTATTAAGGGCATAGCAGTTGGATTTGCTACCGAGATACAACCATATAACCCAAAGGTCTTAGCGAAATTATGTACTGCTCATTTGAATGGTAAAGACATCAGTAAACGTAAACTGCTTCCTTCTTATCCAGAGTTTGGTGGTAAGATTGAAGAGATAAACGGTGACATATATTGTACAGGTGTTTTTAAATTAAAAGGAACAACCAAACTACAAATTACTGAAGTGCCTGTAGGATTCACTCGTGAGTCTTATGTGACACTACTTGATAAACTTGAGATGGATAACACAATAGTTTCATATGTTGATAGATGTGATGCCTCAGGGTTCAATTTTGATATAACCCTTAAGCGTCGTGGTAAGAAACCAACAGATGCTCAAATTATCTATACATTCAAGTTAAGGAAAAAGTTAAATCAAAATTTAACTGTTATTGACCATAATCATCAACTGAAGGTTTACGATAGTCCATTAGAGATTATTAAAGACTTCGTTGATTACAGGGTAACAAAATACACTGAAAGATATGCATGGTTATTAAAACAGGCATCGGAAGAACTTGATATATTATTATCAAAAATCAAGTTTATTGAAATGATGCTTAATGGTGATTTAAACTTTAAAAACAAAAACAAACAGCAAATCAGGGATGCTCTTGTTAAGAAATTTAACCCTGAAATTATAGATGTATTGATTCGTCTGCCTATGTATTCATTATGCAAAGATGAACTGGCAAAACTAAAAAGTCAAGGTGCAGAGGTTTATGCTCAAATCGATGAGTGGAAAAAGATTGATGTTAACGAACAATTCATCGAGGAACTAAAGGCAATTTAAAATGGAATTCTTAGACGAGATACCAGCAGAAGAACAAAAGAAAACTAAAAAACACTCTAACGGAAGGAAACGAAATGCAAAGAAGACTGCTCAGAGGGATGATAAAGTCTGTCTTGAAATTGGATACATATCATTCCAAATGGGTGATGTTGATTTTGTTGTTGAAGATTTGAAGGTTAGAAATATGAAGGAGTTTAGGAACTTCTTACAGGAAGTCCTAAATGGAGATTACTCATGATATTAGTAGATTTTAGTCAGTTAATGGTTGGTGGGTTAATGGCACATGCCAAGTCCCAAAACGATGTAAGTGAAGATTTATTACGACACATGGTGTTAAATACATTGAGGTCGTATCGAAAACAGTATCATAAAACTTATGGTGAGTTGGTATTATGTATTGATTCAAGGCATTACTGGAGACGTGATGTGTTCCCTAATTATAAGCATGGTCGTAAGAAACAACGGGATGATTCAAAATTTGATTGGCCTGCTATCTTTTCATGGTTTGATAAAATCAGATCCGAATTAGAAGAGAACTTCCCATATAAAGTAATAGATGTCTTGGGTGCAGAGGCAGATGATGTCATTGGTGTATTGACCAAGTATAAGCACATGGAAGAGAAGATATTGATTCTGTCCAGTGATAAGGATTTTATACAGGTTCATAAGTACAAGAATGTTAAGCAGTATTCACCTATGCAACATAAATGGGTTCGTCATCCCGACCCAATAGGTTATGCCAAAGAACATATTATTCGTGGTGACCATGGTGATGGTATTCCTAATTTCTTATCATCAGATGATTGTCTCGTAGAAGGGGTAAGACAAACTCCAGTTTCTAAAAAGAAAGTAGAGGTTTGGTTGACTCAAAATCCAGAAGAAATTTGTACTAATGCCGAGATGGCAGAGCGCTGGAAACGCAATTCCCAGTTAACTCAATTTGATGAAGTCCCTGAATTGCTAATAAACGATATATTGAGGAGATTTAAGAGAGAACCAAAAGGTGCTCGAAAAAAGTTATATAACTATTTCGTGATGAATAAGTTACAAAATTTAATGGAAGTGATAGGAGATTTTTAAATGATTACAAGTTTTGTTATAACACTCATTGAGTGTCTGGAGATTGCGTTTATTACATTGTTAATTTCGCAAACAAAGGTACATAGACCGACCATAATGGTTTACGGAAGTCTTGGTTTGGTTGGTGGGTTATTATCTGCTTACTATCTACATGATATTTTAGAAGATTATGAATGGTTGATGTATGCTATTCTTAGTTCTTTGTTCTTCTATCTTTTTATTAAGAATAAAGAGGTTCTAAAACACATTCAGCAACACGTTGACGATATTAGTCTTGCAAGACCAACGATATTATTCTTGACCGCATTCTTTATATATGGTCGAGAAAGTTTTGAGATTTTTAGTAATCTCTTCTTAAATCCAAACTCAAGTTGGATAGCGGCATGGACTGCAGCAATGGTGGCAGTTGGTATTTTCTATCTTGCTAGGGACAGTAAAATTAAAGAATATATCTTTAAGTTTGGATATTGGGCATACCTTGCCTTTGCTATGTGGTTTGCATATGAATGTGTTGAGCATCTTTTATAGCAAATATCGCTTTACTTTCTAGTCAAAATAGGGTATAATAGGTACTATGATGAAAATTTATGACATATTAACGGAACTAGAAAGTGATAACTCCAGACTATTTAAGATAAAGGTGTTGGAAGACAATTCAGATAACGAATTGCTGAAGACTACCATTCATGCAGCACTGGACCCATACACTCAATATTACATCAGGCAAATTCCTGAATTTGATAAAGATCCTATGGTTGACAAATTTCATATGACCTTGGATTGGGGATTGGAAGAACTCAAAAAACTATCCACAAGGGCAGTCACTGGGCATGCAGCTCGTGACCACTTGATTGACATCTTGAAAAACTTGACGGATGATGACTCTGAAGTTATAGAACGAGTTATAGCAAAGGATTTAAAGTGTGGAGTATCCACCTCTACTGCTAACAAGGTATTTGGTAAAGGGTTTATTGACGTATATCCTTGTATGCTTGCATCTTCATATAATGAGAAGAATTTTAAGTCTATCAAATACCCTGCTATCGTTCAATTGAAGTCTGATGGTATGCGTGCAAACATTATTATGAATGCAAACGGCAATGTTGAGATCCGATCTAGGAATGGTAAAGAGATCGAATTACTCGGGCATTTTGATGAGTATATTCGTGGTATATTCTACTCTTCACCGACAGCAGATAATATTGACCAGTTTAGGGAAGCAGTTATTGATGGCGAGTTAGTAGTTCTTGATGAACAACTAAATGAAGTTCTAGACCGTAAGACTGGGAATGGAATATTGAACAAAGCAGTAAAGGGAAAGATAACTTCTGCTGAAGCAAACAGGGTTCGTCTCATTGCATGGGACTTAATCCCTCTTGATGAATTCAAGGCAGGTAAGTCTGAAATCCCATATTTTAAACGATTAGAAGTATTAAAAACACGTATGAACGATGTGTCTAATTTTTCTAAACATCAGTTAATAGCAATTCAAGAAACTCAAACGGTTACAGATTTTCAGGGTGCTCAGGCACTTTTCAATGCTGCATTAGAGTCTGGTGAGGAGGGTGTTATCGTTAAAAACGGTGATGCACCTTGGGAATCAAAACGTTCTAAATTTCAAGTGAAAATGAAAGCAGAACTTGAAGCAGACCTATTAGTAACCGAATGGAACGAAGGCAGTGGTCGTATTAAAGGACTAATGGGTTCTGTTACTTGTGTTGATTTAAATGGCAATCTAGAGGTTAACGTTGGGTCTGGATTTAATGATGAAGACCGTAAAATGGTTGCAGAAGACATCGTCGGAAAGATTATCACCGTTAAATATAACGAGGTGATTCAGGACAAGAGAAGTTCTACAAAGTCGTTATTTCTTCCGATCTTTGAAGAGGTACGTTTGGATAAGAATGTCGCTGATAAGTTCTAATAATGAATTAAAGGCAAAAAGACTTGCCGTATGTGAGAAGTGTCCCCATGTTAGAGATCTCAAAAACAGGGGTTGGATAAATTATTGTGAAATTTGTGGTTGTGGGTTATTGATTAAAGCACGATTACCAAATGCTAAATGCCCAATAGGAAAATGGAATGAATTATAAAGATAGTGGAGTTGACATACACGAACAGGATGTGTTCAATGCCAAGTTATGTAACAAGATGCCTTGGTTGGGTGGATTCGCAGGTGCATTTGATATTGGAACGGATTATCTAGTGTCTGCGACTGATGGAGTCGGCACTAAAACAATGTTGTTTAATGATTTCAAACACGTTAAAGGTGTTGAAATTGCCAACTTGGGTATTGACCTTGTTGCAGCAGTATTGAATGATATAGTATGTACAGGTTCAAAACCATTGTTCTTTAATGACTATATTTCATTGACCAATATGGATGAGGTTGATGCAATGGGAATTGTTAACGGTATTAATACTGGATTAAAAATGTGCGGAACAAATGTTCCCCTCATCGGTGGTGAGACTGCTATAATGAATAATATGTATCGTCATGACGACGGATTTGACATCGCAGGATTCGCAGTTGGTGTTATTCCCAAAGATATGTTCATTGATGGGAGTAAAATAGAAGATGGAGATGTAATGCTAGGTATTGCTTCTTCGGGTTTTCATACTAATGGATATACATTAATCAGAAAGGTTCTAGAAGGACATGAAGCACGTGGGGCACTCACTGATGACCTCATCAAGAAAATCATGGCACCAAGTAAGATATATGTTAAGACTATTGGTCGTTTGCTACAGAAACATAAGGATTCTGTTCATGCCATATCTCATATCACGGGATCTGGTCGTGCCAATGTAAATCGACTAATGGGTGAGTCAATGAACTTGAGACCAGTATGGCACAACAAAGAACCACAGTCTGAAATATTTGAGTTCATTCAAAAACACGGTGATATTGATGATTTTGAAATGAGAAAGGTATTCAACAATGGACTTGGTATGGTACTGATGGTTGCTCGTAGTGATGCATATGAAATACAACGCTCATTAGAGTCTTTCGGTGAAAAGGTTTATGAAGTAGGTGCTATCGGACAAAGGGTAGAAGGTGGTTATACACCATCATGAATATATACGTTGATATTGACCAAACTATATGCACTGGGGACTTCCCCTATGATGAATGTCAACCATATCCAAAGAGAATTGCTAAAATCAATAAATTATGGCATCATGGGCACAACATTACTTATTGGACGGCAAGAGGCGGTCGCAGTGGACAGGACTTTAGTGAATTAACTAAATCACAACTCGAAGTATGGGGTGCCGAATATGATGAATTGCTCATTGGTACGAAACCGTCTTTTGATTTGTATATTTGCGACAAATCAATAAACTCATGCGAGTTCTTTAGAGATGATGATGATTATGAATGAACTGTATGAAAAGGCAATGAAAGCAAATGTAGCAAGGACTGAAATTTCTGGTGAGTTTAATACCAAATGGACACCAGATGCTATTAAGATTTATGAAGAAAGGGATGAAGAGAAAATGATTCCACCTACACCGAAGCATAGTGATTTAAGAAAACCTCGTCTCTATGAGGGCAATAGAGCACCAACTGTGCCTAAGAAACGGAACTGGTGGAGGGTCGCATTCTTTATAGCAATCGGACTCTCAATATTTGAGAATTTTTTAAAATGAGGAGATAAAATATGGGTGAAGTAAGTTTTTTACAATGGGTGATTGTTATTTTAATAATTGCAGTTGCTATTGAGATAATGAAATGGTTCTCAGAAGAGAACGAAAAATTGAATGACAGAATCCAAAAGGAAGAACTAGAAGAACAGATTCAAATGTCACAGAGTGTTGAATTAGGGAGAGCAAAAGATGGTAGCAAGCGAAAGAACGACTGAAGCAATCTATAAGAGATTCGAAGACTTCACAATAGGTTTATGTGAGAATGAAAAAGTGGATATCCTAATGGTTGCTGGAATTATGATGGCACAGGCATTGAGGATATATAAAACCACAATGAGTCAAGAGGAGTACGACTTGATAACGGACGCAATATTAAATAGTCGTGACCGAGTACGACCATTAGAACCGCCTGCTATGCATTAAAGTTATGTCGAATAAAACCATAGAAAATAAGAGATACTACTTCGAGAAGAGTAGAATTACATATGATATGTGGTTGCAGATGTATAAGGGCAGAGATGTGAATACAGTTACATTAGCAGAACACACTGCTTATCGTAAGCAATACGATGCATGGAAAATAGGTAATGTAGAAAAGGTTTAGATTTTTATAAATAGTATACAATAATAACAATAAGGATGTATAATGTTTAATTTACCAACAATAACAGAAATCTTCTTTGGCAAAGAAAACCCAGCAGGATTTGTACCATGGTATTCTGACTCTGCTAAAACAGCAAAGGTAAAGAAGATGGTTAAGTCAAAGAAAAAAGAAAGCATCACACTACCAAAATAATAGAGAACTCTTATGAACTTAAATAATAAATGGGTATGGATAGGAATAGGTATTGTAGCATTTGTTGTCTTAATGGTTTGGGGAGTTGATTCTACTATGTGTAAAGATGCAGTCTGCTAGTGTTATCTGACATTGAAAAGAGTACAATGACATGGCGATGGGCTGCCTTGTCTGTTTATCTCTTAATTTGTTTTTACGACTTTCTATTTGTGCCAGTATGGTACGGATTGAACAGACCTAACATTGAGCAATTCATGGAAATCATAAATTCAACAGAGCATGTATTAGTGCAGATGGAATTGATGAAGAAACTCACAGGTCAGCACGATCCTTTCACTCTAATGGGTGGTGGATTGTTTCATTTGGCATTTGGTGCCATACTTACAGGAAGTGCTGTAGGAATGAGAAAATAATATGAAACCTTTAGGAAACGAAAGACGGAATTCTCTGTCTAGAAAAGACGAGAAACGACAACGGAA